TTATCTGCGCATGCGTTTGCGCTGGAGTTCAATAATGTTGAATATCCTATCAATATCCATTAAATTGACAGTGATATCATCGTAATAATCATTTAAAGAGTGCAGAGTGATATCTCCAGTATCAACATTGTGTTTGGTGATTCTCTTTACAAGTATACCATCAGTTTTATGTACTATAACGAAATCCCACTTATTGATGTGGAGCTTTGATTTCCAGTACTCTTGCTTAACGTTTCGGCAGAGGATTACATCTCCTTCAATGTAGCCGTCATCTTGACCATTATCCATTGAATCACCTTTAACTTCAAAGCAGATATACTCTCCTTTATACTCTTTATCTACTATAAATGGAACTTTTGGGAGTTCTTCAATAAAATATTGATCAGCAAATCCTTTCATGTAGCCAGCGTGAGCATATTGATTAACCAAAGGTACTTCCATAACCCTATGAGATATAGGGGCTACAGCTTCATTTTTGCCGTATTCAGCTGTTGGTTCATTAGCTGTATTTTGATGTGTATTACTCTTTTTTCCCGTCAGAAGCCATTGGACATCAATATCAGGATATGCAGCTAAAATTTTAGCTATCATATCAGCTCCTAGCTCACTATAAAGCCCTTTTCCTTTAAAATTACTTGGTGAAGATTTAGTGTCACGGAAAAATTGAGCTTTCGAAATACCTTGATTATCAAGGAACTCTATCATTCTTCGTTTCGTATGGGCTATATTTCGACTCATTCTTTTTGAAGTGGTCTAAATTTAATCTATGTTTGTATTTATAACAAGACAAATGTATTTAACATGACGAATCTCACAGCAGAACAAATCAGAAAAATTAACATGGCAGCCATTTCAAGAGTGGTGAATTGTCATCCTGATTATGTATCGAAAGTGTTACATGGAAAACGTAATACCAACACTGATCTAGCGAAGAGAATACTTTCTAAAGCCAAACAAATGGTTGAGATACTTGAAGGCGAGTAATATGTTTGAGTATATCGATAACATATTATGCGTAGCTGCTAACTGGTTATACTCTGAAGAGGTTCAGATTCTAACCTACCCTAATTATAAAGCTTTAGTTAATCGTGAGCGAATCAACAGGGTTAGAAGAGGTGGTGGTTCTGATACTATTGCTTGGGTTGAATATAAATCTCTACCTCAGAGATTCAAAAGGCCAATTGAAGAATTTTTAGGTGGAAAACCTGAAGAACTATTCAAAGAGTCAAAGCCTAATTCTCTAACAAAATATCTTCAAGAAGATCTAGCTGCTAAAGACTTCTTTGAATTATTCATAAAAACAAATGGTCAGCCACTATCTCAAAAATCAAAAGAGAAGTATCAAGCCGATGCTATTATTTTCAATGCTATTACTGAATTAATCAAGTATAGATCAAAATTCAAACGAGGTCAAAAATCTAACTCAACAGATTTTTGGATAAACGTAACAGCAGCTATTCATGAACTTGATAGAGGCACTTATCCGCATTCTATAAAAAATAATCATAGAGCTGTAAAACGTAAATACGACAAGTATATAGAGCATAGCTATCAGGGTTTGATACATGGTTCTGAAGGAAATAATAATCCTGAGAAAATAACAGGTGAAATTCTTGATTGGTGGATAGCTATTCATTCTATGCCTATGAAATTCTCAGTACCTCAAGAGATGGTTAGGTATAATTCCATTAGAGAAGAAAAAGGCTGGCCATCACTAACACATCAAGCTGTAAATAAAAGACTTCATGAGCCTGAAATAGAGCGCAAATGGTATTTAGGTAGGCATGGTGAAGATGCCTACATGGCGAAATACAGTCACTTTATAAAGCGAAAAAGAGATAATTGGTTTCCAAACGCCTATTGGGTTATCGATGGTTCTAAGCTTGATTGGGTTCATTACTATGATAATGATCAAAAAATGGCTGCTCACTTGAAGATAGACGTTGTTATTGATGTTTATAGTGAGAAAATAATCGGTTACTCATTCTCTGAAACTGAAGATCATACAGATCACTTTACAGCTGTTAAAATGAGTGTAAATAATAGTGGTGTTCACCCCTATCTATTTACTTATGATGGCCAGTCTGGCCATACTTCAAGTATGATGCAGAGCCTATACGATAGGCTTGTAGCTCACCCTAAAGGAGATCATTATAAACACAAGGCGCGAAGAAAAGGTAATCCAATTGAGCAGATTTTTTCACGCTTGCAAAGGCAAGTGTTGAATATCATGTGGAATTCTGACAAGCAATCAATCAAGTCTAGGGATATAGATGCAAAATTAAACAAGGAATTCATCCTTGAATACAAACATCTACTGAAACCAAAGCAAGATTTGCTAAAAGCTTTTAAAGCTATGGTGAATATTTGGAACTCAGCCAAACATCCCCATTTTGATAGCTCAAGAAACGAAGTTTTTCAGCATGAAATGCCGATGAGGCAAGAGATCAGTTTTATTGATCAAGTTGAAATGTTTTGGATTCAGGCTAGAAGGCCAAGTACTTATGGTAGAGGTGGATTAGAATTAGAGGTGAAAGGCACTACATACTGGTTTGAAGTGTTGGATTCTGATAATAGAATAGATATATCCTTTAGACGTAAATACGTTGGTAAAAAATTCGTAGTAAAGTACGATCCTGAGTACCTAAGTGAGTTTATACGCCTTTACTTACCTGATTCAGACGGTAATCTTGATTTTATTGCAAACGCCCAAACAAAACGCGCTCATGAAGTTATTCCTGCGCTCAAGGAAGAAGGTGATGATGCAAGATTTAGAAGAGATTATCAAGTAAGAGAAATTGAAATGTCTCTTGATGAAGCTGATATGATTGCAGCTAGGAAGCGTGCTGGAATTACCCCTGAAGTAATTATTGAAGAACAAGAACTACTCATGAAAATGGGTGGCTCTTTACCAAAGAAGGAGCGCACTGTGCTAGAGAGCTCCTTCATTAATGGTTTGTAACAATTTCAAAATTCAAATATATGGACAATCATGTAAAGGAGCTTATTGCTGAAGAAATAAAGCGATTAAGCACGCAGTATAGCCAAGCTAAAGTGGCTGAAATGATTGATGTTTCATCTGCAACATGTAACCACATGCAGAATGGCAAATGGCAATTGATTTCAGATTCAAAATGGCGAAAAGTTATGGTGAATTTAAAGCTTGATCCATTTTGGAATATAGCAGAGACACATACGCTTAAAACAATGGAAGCTCTGCTTTTTGCTGTACAAAAAAGGCATCTATCTATTTTGATTTCTGAAAATGCTGGTTTTGGAAAATCAGAGGCTTATAAACACTATTCAAAAAAATATATCAATGTAATTCATGTTGAGTGCAAGCAATATTGGAGCAAAAAAAGTTATGTAAAAAACCTTTTGCAAACATGTGGACTCTCTCAACACGGAACAACTGAAGAGTTGATTGAGAGATTTCTCACATATGCTAAAGAGCAAGATAGTTTGCTCATGATAATAGATCAAGCCGATAAATTGAAACCCAACCAGTTCGATTTATTCATGGACTTCTACAATGATCTATTTGGCCATGTTGGATTTGTATTGTCAGGCGTACCAGCCCTTCAAAAAAGACTGTTAAAAGGCGTTCAATCTGATAAACCCGGATACAGAGAAATTTGGAGTCGAATTGGCTCAAAGGTATATGATGGTCTCAATGAACCAACAATGAAAGATGTTGAGAGCATTTGTAAAGCTAATGGAGTAGATAATGAAGGTGACATTGTTTACATCTACAATGTGTCGAATGGTGATTTACGGAAAGTTAGACGCGAGATTGAAAAGATACAATTGGCTCAAAATCGTAATGCTGCATGACTCTAGTACCTACAGGAATATGGAAGGAGTTGCAGAGTGAGGCTATCAGCTTAGATCAAGCATTCAAAAAGTATGTGACTAAGAATGTTGATCGAAAAATGGTTGAAGAGCTTCACGCATTAGCAAGTGGCCACCCAACTAGGTTGAAGTTTTTAATGACCAAAGTTGGTGATCCTAATAGAGCCATTTCAGTAGATCAGATGTACAATATGAAGTTCAACACATTTATGCTAGATGGTGAGTTTGCAAGATCATTTGGCGAAGAGATTGAACTGAATAGCGTATGGTTAGGCTTCGGAGATTCAGGGCAAGGGAAAACAGCCTTTTATGTGAAGCTAGCAAAAGAGCTATCACAGTATGGTAGAATCGCTTACAACTCATTAGAAGAAGGTGCAAGATTTAGCTTTCAGAAAGTAGTTAAAAGAACTGGTTTTAAGGATTTGAAAGGCAAAATAGTTTTTCTGCACCGCGAAAGCATTGCTGACTTAGTGTGCCGCGCTGAACGCAGAAAATCACCGCAGTTCTATTTCATTGATTCCATTCAATATGCTGGGCTGAATAAAGCGCAATACATCTTCTTCAAAGAATACATGGTTGACTTTTTAGGCAAGAGCTTAATCTTCAGCTCTCACGCAAACGGTAAAAAACCTGAAGGGAAAACAGCTGAGTTTGTAATGTATGATGCTGACATCAAGATACATATTGACAGATTCAGAGCTCACGTAAAAGTCAGCAGATTCGGTGGCGGTGAGTACTTCGATATAGTTCCTGAACGCTCAAAAATCCTATACGATGAAATCTAAAATAATAGCCATTCACATTGGTATGGTTGTTTATGCCATTATACAAGCTTCATTGCTTGTTTTCAATGCTGAAGGTATCGTCAAATTAAGCCCTTTTTGGGCTTCTTCACCAAGCTTACTACTGGTAGCTTCAATTGCAATTTTAACAGCTGTAAGCCTCATCAAATGCATAGTTAAACACATCATCAACATCACACACAAATGAAAAATAAAATTACATGGAAACCAACGCAAATACAGGAATTAAGAAGCAAATATTCATCCAATCAACAGCGTATCCTTCGGGTTACAGGGTTGAGCGAAGAGGACTACTTCTGGAAGATTGTGGAAATAGGTTGCCAGCTTCTTCACGAGCTATACCCAAAAGAAGAGGGTTACGAGAACTACTACGAATCAATTGCTTATAGCTCTGATTATTGGAAGTGGTTCAAATATGAATGGAAAGTTTTTGAAAACAACATCATTGAAGGTTATGCTGAAGACTTATGCCTTGAAGTGTGGCTCAATGAAGTTGAAGTATTACCAACTAGTGACGAACTAGAGCATTGCTACAACACATTCTTTCTGAAATACTCAAAATTCAAAATCTAATGTTACACATACTAGTAATAACTAAAGAGCCTATAGTCTCTAAAAATGAAATGGAATATCAAGTTGCTAAAGAATCTGTTGTAAGACACATTGAAGTCAAGTATGATATTACTTATGATAATGCACTTAAGCGAGTAGAATCAGCTTCACAATCATCGTTTTTGAGCTTTGTGTTGGAATACTTCATGGATGAACTAACCACACTATATCCCAAAAAGCCCTTCAAATTAGAGATTAACTACTCCTGCATAGGTACTAAGTGTAAACATGCTGATTTCATTCAAGAAGATGGTATTTGCGCTAAAAATGGCTGCACAAAATACATCAGCGAAAACCAGTACCTGGGTTTACCTGAAGAACACTTTGTAAGCTCATTGAAAGCTTCACTACAATCAAAAGGACTGGAGGTTGAAGATGAGTAAAATTAGGATTGAATTTGAAGATCAAGGACAGGATTTTTTGACTTGGTTGGTTGAGTATGAAGATGGTGATGTGTGGTCTAAGGTTGTTGAATGCGAGCCTTTTCAACAATCAATTTGGGAAGGAACTATGGTGTTTGATGTAAATAACATCCAAGTAGGCGATCGAGTTTCAATCCAATCAAAAGACGGTGATCACTACACTATTAAATACCTCATTGAAAACATTGAAGATTAATAAGAAACTGAACTTTAAACAACCGCATCCAAGTCATAGAGACTTGCTAGTGTGTGAAGATTGCCTCAACAACATCTGTATTAAATGCTATCAAATAAGGAAGAAAGAAAAAAATGAAAGACGTAAACGAAATGACTGCTGATGAGCTAATGCAATTAGCTCAAGAAAAGCAACAAAAAGAGAAATCAGCTGCCAAGGCTGCAAAGAACAAATATACCAATGAGCGTGATGCTTTTATCGCGTTGACGTTGGCGCAGTTTAGTGAAGTTTCGGCCATCTTGAGCCAGTTGAAAAAAGAAACTATACATCGCGCATCTGAGTTTCGCGATCGTGCTTGGGAATTGCAAAATCAAGAACCAAAAGATCAAAAGCAATTCAGTATTGTAACTGAAGATCAGCAGTTCAAATTGGTGGTTGAAAACCAAGAGCGAAACGCCTTTAATGAGCATGCACAAATTGCCATTGAACGCATCAAAGAAATACTGTACAACAAATTTGCCAGCCGTAACAAAGCGATGTACAACATCATCAATGATATTTTGATGAAGAACAAATCTGGAGACTACGACCCAAAACTTGTGGCCAAGTTACGGAAGCATGAAGAAGCACTCAATGATCCTGAATTCTCAGCGGCTTTGGATGAATTGAGTAAAAGCTACTATGTGGCTGGATCAGCTACATACGTGCGCGCATACAAGCGCGATGAAAGCAATAAATGGATTGAAATACCAATGCAATTTTCTTCGCTTTGAGTGAACTAATTAAAATAGCCTCCTGGTATTCGGGTGGTATAGATGCTGTAGCCTATGCCGCAAATGAAATTGGAGGGTTTGAGGTTAGCTATCACATAGAGTCAGATTCACGAGCCTATAAATACTTGAAGAAGAATTATCCAAACTGTAAAATCATAATTCATGATGAATCAAGTGAAATCAAAAGACAGGAATGGGTACACATCATTGCAGGGGGCGACCCATGTCAACCGAGCAGTAATGCCGGGCTCAGAAGAGGCAAGTCAGATGACCGTTACCGCTGGCCAGCAATGTTTAAAGGGATTAAAAACAGAAGACCCGATTTCGTTATTAACGAAAATGTTGTTGGAAGCATCTCAAATATGGTACTCGACCAAAAGATTACTGATTTGGAGAGCATCGGTTACACCTGCCAAGCGTACATTATACCAGCTGTGTCCGTTGACACCGATCATACCAGGAGAAGAGTTTTCCTTATTGCCTACTCCAATGTTCAAAGATGGAGAGAGCCATTACAGGGTTACCCTGATTACAGCTCAATCACGAGTAGGCAAACAGATGCATTGGCAAAACAACGCAATCCTTTTTTACGGTTTGAAGAAAGGACAGGCGAATCCGCGATTCTCTCTATGGATGATGAGATACCCGATCACATTCCTAGACTTGGATTCGCAGGGAACTCAATTGTCCCTGACATTATCATGATTTTTTTAGCAAGCATTAAAGAAATGTATAACCAAGGAATTTTACTGAAATGACACCCGATGAATTAAAAGAAATAGATGTGAAAATTGAGAAACTGAATTCTCAATTAGTTGGAGATGTTTTTCATGATGCTGACATCATGGAGAAAATAAAAAAGCTTGAAGCAAACAAAGAAGGCCGAGAGCTTACACCTACCCAATGCGATATGAATAACTGTGAAAGCTGTAGTGGATAATGAGTTACAAAGCCTACTTCAGATTAGAGAAAAAACTCAAAGCTAAAGGCATGCGCATTTCGAGGGAGGAGCTGGTGCTAGACTTCACAAATGGTGTGAAGTCTGGCCTACGCCAGCTAACAACAGATGAGTACAGCCAATTAATAGCATGGATGGCTGACAAGTCCAATGATACAGATTGGTTAAAAAGCCCAGCCAACCGCATGCGCCAAAAGGTGTATGCCATTTTAGTAAACAAGTGCGGCTATACTGCCGAACAAATGGACAACTGGTGCATCAAATACGGCCATGCTCACAAGAAATTGCAAGATCACAATTACAAAGAGTTGGTAACGCTGGTATCTCAAGCCGAGCAACTTCATCAATCAATTATTAACGCTGTTTAAACATCATTTAAATGAAGGTAAAACACAAGTTGAAGCGTGACGAAGTATCGTATCTGATCCATGTTTTACATGACGTGGTACCGGAATCAAATAATGAGTTAATCATTGTGTCAGTTATCAAGAAAATACGCCTGAGTTTACTGAAGAAACTACTCACTGACTCTAAATCATTCAAGCTAGAGTTAGACGATACTCAAGCCGTTGCATTCAACCTTTTTATAGATAACTACGCACTTAACTACAACAGCTACACAGAGAATCTAATCCGCACCATCTACAACGCCAATGATCAGTTTCTAACAAACTTCAAATTATCATGAGACACTTCATATTCACAAGTGATGGTTTTACTGGAAGCATTCACTTTAAATACAATGCTGAAGGCTTCTTAATTGAGTTCATCATTGAGGCAGATCTCACAGAGAAACAATTATTGTACTTCTATAAAAACATGCCAAAACTCATAGAAGATTTAATGGTATTTAAAAAGGATGTAAAAGGCCAAGTAAAAGAGATCGAACCCGATCTGAGCTTTGATAACTTTTGGAATACATACGACTATAAATATGGCAACAAGAGAAGAGCAATTAAACTTTGGGAAAAACTCAGCCAAGCCAATAAAATAGCTGCACTGGCATGGATAACAAAGTATGAAAACAACTTACGGAAATCAGGACATGGGAAAATGTATCCTGAAACCTATTTAAACCAAATGAGATGGGAGAATTAAAAATGGAAAACACATTTGCATTTAGTTGGGATTGGAAAGAAACACCCGATTTTGAAGCTATTGCAGAAGCTTGGAATAAAATAGCTATGGCTGGATTACCTCCAGTTAAGTACAATATTGATACAGGCTCAGATGAGTACGGACTTCTTCTGTCCAGTAAACAAGATTTAACCGCTGCTGATGCATATAAACAATGGCATGAATTGATTTACGAAAATGAAGAAGAAGATCCTGAATTAGTAGAAGTTGGCTATGTGAAAAAAGTTGACAACAAAGGGCTACAATTTGACCTTGAAGCTATTGATGATAAGTTCTTACAGATTGAAGACGGTAAAGCAACAATCAGAAGAATTGGCATTGTAATAACCGATGTACCACCCAATGAATACGGCATTTCTAAAGGTACTAAGATGTTAATGTAAATCTTCAATACATGTGTGTAACAGAATTTAGGAGGCTATGCCAAGCATCAGAGTTTAGGCATGGTGAAGCAAACAGACAAAGAGACTTAAAAGACCCTCATATAGAAGTAAAGGAAGGCACTCAATATCATAATGGAAGAAGCTACTATTACGCAACTGACAAAAGGAAATTGAAAGGATTAGAAAAATACACTGAGGCCAGACAGCCAACTGATGATGATTACTTGAATGGTGATGCTGATATTATCACAGGTGAATGAATGTAGTATGTTTGCAAACAAGCGTTAAATTACTTTATTTTTGTAGAAACCATTTATTAATCAACCCGATATATGTGAATGAGTAGTCCAAGTCCTTCATTTTCTCCTCAACAAAAACAAGCTGGAATGCGATCAACTACACAACGCAGACATAGCAAGGTTAGAGCAGCTTATGAAAGTTGGGTTTCTAAGGTGTCAAAATCTGGAAAACAAATCTACTCACAAGAGCATATCATTAGCACCATAGCTGAAGACTATGGCTACAGCGAAAGGTATACTGAAGATATCATATTCCATCGGGTTTAAAAGTACCTAAATCATGGAATTACTTACCGAAAAAGAACTGACTACCGAACTAGGTAAATCAGGTTTATTCAATACAAAAAAACTAGCTGGACAGTTGCACTATATTGGAGGCATTCAATCTCTTGATGAAGTTATTGGTGAAATCAATTTTCAAGTGCCTAACATTTGTAACCTTGAGATTAAACCAAAAGGGTTGGCTTTTTCTGTAATGCATAAGTTTAAGACTTTCCGAGTGGCCATACCTCAAGAGCAGATCACCAGCATTACATTAGAAGATAAAGAGCAGATATTTGAGAAGAAAGAAAAATCTATAATTGGAAGAGCTATTGTTGGCGGTGTATTACTTGGTGGCGTTGGAGCTGTTATTGGTGGTTTAAGTGGCCTTAAAGATGGCGTTAAAAAGGCTGAAATGCCTGATCTGTTACTTTCGATTGAGTTAACTAATGGAAGCCAAAAACAAGTGGTTGTTTGCTCTTGCAAATACAAGGATAAAACCAAGGTTATCCAGTTTTTAGAATCAAACTTTAAGGAGGTTTTTAACGTTGCTTAAATAGCATTTAAATACCGTTTAAAGCCCTGTCAACAATTAGCCGGCAGGGCTTTTTTTATGCTTTCAAAGTTGTTGTTATTGTAACATCAGGTGTTACTTTTTGGTATTGCTTCATCCGTGATAAATCACGAAGGAGGATGTTAAATAACAAGCGTGTTGTTCTTATTTCAAAGTGGTTATGATCATGCCGGGTATTTACATGTTTCACTTTGTCAAAATGATCTGCACGTGAGGCTTCACACAATTCAACAACTCTATCCAATTCATCCATCCACGCAAGGCCAGCATCTTTAATTACTGGAGCTGTGTTTGAGTTAATGTCCTGATGTTGTTCTTGAATGATAACCAGCTCAATTTTGGTATATGCTTCTTTCATTTTAGCACCTCTATATTCCCAATCTATATCTGTAGGAAATGAAAGGAATACAGCTGGAAATGGAAACGTATCAGGTTCTTCGTCATTATTATTATCACGCTGAATAATATCTTGATCTTGTTGGTTGTACCAATCAAAATGAGCCATAACAGCTGGTTTGTCTTCTTGCTGCTCGGTAAGCACGGCCATAAGCGAGTTGTAAACTTCTTTCTCAATCATTGTCCTAAGAATATTTCATCAAGTGAATCAAAAATGTGTTGTTCTAATTCATCATATGCAGGTTTTGCATCTGAGAAAATTTGTCGTTTCGGTAGGTTCATTTTTCGGCTGTGAGACTTTACTTCAATAGCTCCAGTTTCACGCTTTACGGTTTTCTTTCTCGTTTTACCAGTTCTAGTGGTATACTCCTCTTTGCTGGTTTTGAATCGCTTTCGTTTATGCGCTTTAACTTTCACAGTTCCTTCAAAACCTTTGTCATGCGCCTCAAAGTAACTGACATCTGTAACCACACGAGCTTCGTCACGAATTGGTGCTGCCTTGAGTGATCTTCGCATTCTTCCGCTTTTCTGAAGTATGCCTCTTGATCCACCTTTTTTGCAAGGTTTCCATTTGTGAAAACTTCCATTTTCATCATAGTAGCCTTCTTTGCGAAAGTGCTCTTCAAATTGGTTTGCGAAAATCTCACTTGCTACCAATGGCAGCTTTTCTCTGAACCGATTGTACTTAGGCAACGATTTGGAAAACAGAATATCACGAAACTTTTTGTCTGCCATAATTCGTATATTTGTTTCGAGTAAGGATTTAGTCCGGATAATAACCGTTCAAGGCAATGCAAAGCGGTGAATACCTCAAATCGGGCGGATTAATTCCTTACTTTTTTATTACCAATCCTTTTCTGAATGAATCTTGGCTCATTTTACCTTTATACCATGTCTTCAAATCGAATCCATATTTAGATATTTCAGCATTCACAACCATTGTTTCATCGTTGTAATGTTTCACAAAGTTGTATTGGAACTTACCAATCTTGTATTCGTTCAACCACACTTCATCAGGATTTTGTAAAATGCTTTTTACGTTTGAATAAATACGTTGACGTTCCTCGTTATCATTGACATATTTGCCTTTTAGATGATCATCTAAAACATTTCTACTCACCGCAACATTACGACCGCTGTAGTCTTTTAACAGCACTCTTTTTTGTCCGTTGTATTCCTGGGCACTCTTATCGAAATTCTCTAAAATAGATTGAGCCGTATCTTCTGATTTTGGCAACTTGTTTTTTTGCAGTTTTCGAAGAGTTGCAGAAGATTCAAGTCCTGCATCTTGGTAGGTTAATTTACTTATTGGCTTTTTACCGTTACTAGGTATTTGATCAACATAAGCTTGATTCAAACGCCAAATTTCATTGGCCTCGCCCTTGTTGCCATAGAAACCGCCTTTTTTCATTCGGCTCAGTTCTTCATCTCCCATTGCGGCAATAGCATCACTAGCTTTACTGATTCCAATTTTAGTTGCTTGCGCTTTGGTTAACTTTCTCAAGCTGCATCTACATCCATATCCATTTGGTGGTACAAAACTGCCTGCTGACTTATCTGAAACAGAGAATACTTTACCATCTAAATCAGCGTGTGAGCTTCTTACATGGCTATCTCCAGCAGTTGTATATTGCCAGTAAGGAAAAGTTTCTTGATTGGCTTTTATGTCGTTCCAACGCCTTGCATTTTGGCTAACTGCAATTGCTTGATTATACTCCGTTTCAAGGTATGAATCAAACTTACCCATCACAAGCAAAGCTTTCTTTTTAAAGTCGCTGTAATTCTCAGAAATATCAAGAGCTTGGTTCAATTCATAGATCAATCCCAATGATTTGTTCCAGCCAAAACGGTGCATGTTCATCTCTAACATTAAACCGCTAATATGGTCGGGTTCATTGTAGCTGGTACCTACACTCAAGTTTGATCTGATAGCACCACCAAGGCGTTGAAACCATCTACTTAATACCGCTGGTGAATACGATGCGGCAGTTCCATTGAATAACTCATCAATCAATTTGTTTTCATCTTGATTGGGAGTGTAATTCATTTCAATATTTGTTCCCGGTGGTAGTATGTAATTCATCGGGTTCAAAGAGTTTTCAGGCTCAGGTTCAGGCTTTGGATCACCGCCTCCATCTTCATCATCCTTTTTAGTTTGTTCCTTGGTTTTTTTGATGGCTTGTTTTGGAGGATCACAGTTGAATGTTTTATACCACCAAGCATCTTCAATTGGAACTTTAGAAGCCACTTTAATGGCCACATCAATGAACTTTTCTATCGGTAAATTTTCGGTTTCATCAAAATGGAATCGTCCTTTTGGAGGATTAATTCCAAGGTTAACTAACTTGTCTTTGAACTCCCAATTCAAATGGTATTCATACTCGATCATATCTGCAAGTATGATCTCAGATTCCACTTCTTTATGAACTTCAGATTGGCTTTTTGAGCTACCGTTATCTGTGGTCATGGTTTGCCCTAAGAAGATTTTACTCATTTCGGAGTTGCACATCTCAATTAGATCATGGAAAACTTCACTTTTACCAGCTGAATTGGAGTCTTTGAATTCAATGTCAGTTTGGCGTGGGATAGCCGCATAAGCTGCACCCCCCATATTTTCTAACTCTGTTAAAAGCTGTTTTCTACCTTCTTGATCCCAGCCTTCATACTTCCCGATTCGGAATGGCATACCGAATATCTCAGCAAATTGTGCCCAATCTCCAAAGCCTCCACGTTTGTAAATTACGTATTGCGCAGCTTTGAAAAGTTTTCCAAATTCAGCTCCCCCAAAAGAAAGCAACGTTCTAGAGTAGCTTGGATCATCCTCATAGTAAATGAAGTCTTCTCGGTTGTTTTCATCCCACAACAATTTCCCTTCTTCAGGTATCATCAATTTCCTGTTTATTTTTTTGGTTTTTGAAATGATACCATTTTTAATAATTAATTCGGCTATTGTTGCGCCCCATACAGGACGTTCACTGAAAGCTTTGGTTAAGTCATAGAACCAAGGTGTTTGAACTACATTGTCACGCATGTTTTCATCTTCCTTACCATCTTCAAGCGAATACTTGATTCGTTTGTTAGATAGGGCTTTCATTCGCTTATCCGTTACCGAATCAAGGTGGCCATCAATCAAAATGTTTTCAAATAAATCTAATAATAACCGTCTATCAGGTCGGGTAACACTACGAGCAGTATTTATTGCTTTGACAACATGTGATATATCTTGAGATTTTAGAATGTTTTGACGAACATTAATACCTCTTGATGTGAATGATTTACCGATTCGTGCGCCTAAATTTTGCTTTGCCATCTTAGTAATGATTTACTCTTTTGGGATTCGACTTGATTTCAATTACAGTGTTGTTTTCAGTGGTTTCTTTTAAGGGTAATTCGAAGGGGTCACGTTCTCCATCACGCACGTTTTCTAACCACTCAATAGCACGTTCATAAGCATCAGTTCTATACTTTGGTATTTTGCGTGGATTGTGTCGTTGATGGATAAGAAATAAGGTGATGTCTTTACAAGACAATACCACGCTATTATGACGATCTTCACCAGTGGCCGAAAAGATGGCGGCAACATCGTATCTGATGTTTAAATAATCTGACATTAAACTGATGGCTTCACCTTCAGCTGTATCAATTATTGAATCATCAGCTTCAGTAATTGCATCTAACACATAGTTTTTGATCACCGTGCTGTAGTCTGTTTTTTCAAGAAATGCGCTCATAGTTTATGTTTCGATTTGTGACGTCTGCCAGTTTCAACGCCTCCAGTAATATTGCTGACTTGTTCATTGATTAGACAAATTGCTCCTTCTGTTGCATCCGGACCATCTTTTTCGTTGTTGCGAACTCCCTTTTTAAAGTTTGTGAATTGCTTGATTAATCGCTTAGTGTATCGATCTTCTTCAAGTGACTTATCAAACCACACTTTTCCACGTTCGAAGTACCCAGCAATGTTGCCAATACGTAAATCCTTATCGGGCTTTTTACGTTTATCACCAATCATCGGAATGCGGAATCCGTATTCTTTAATTGCATCATCAAAATGATCGTGAAGCAATCCCAACAAAAACACTTCTTCCATAAACCACACAGCAGTAGCATTTTTCTGTTTTAGGTAGTTCCATAGATCATAATGCCAAGCAATCATTCCACCAATGCTGGTATTGTCAACATATGCTTTATGAATGTGGTATTCGCCCTCCATGAATCCGACTAAAACAAGAGCTTTGGTATCAGATGTTTTGGTTTTTTTGAAGCCACCATCTAGGTATGCAATGAGGATTTTATAGCGTGATAATGGAGGCAGTTTTTTGAATTGCATCCATTCTTTTTTGAACTCTGTACCCTTGGCTTTTGGATCATTCAAATACTCAGTGTCTGCTTCGTCTTCAGCAAGAATGATCATTTCTTGACATTGCTTGTCAGTATATGCTTCAGGCCAATTACTTCTGCCTTCGCTATCAATAAGATTTACAGTTATACAAAGAGCTGAGCCTTTGAAATTGGCTTTTGCATGTTTCCACATTCGCTCAATGATGCAGTCTTCAGCAATCTTGTTGTTGAGGAAAAGAACACGCTTTTTTCCGCTAACGTGCATAGCAGGGAAACAGTCACCTAAAACATACTTCCAATTCTTATCTAATCTTGCAGGATTTTCACATACTTCAGGATGGTCGAAATCATCAAAGATTTCAAAATCAAAACGATCAGAATCTACAGTTTTACCACCACGAGGAGATTGGCCAGCTCCAAACGCAGCAAACTTAACACCGTCAATGGTTGTGAATTTCTTATCAGACCAACCGCTTACACCTCTTCTGTTGCCAAAGTCAGCAATTAAACGTTCATTCTGCTCTAAGGCTATTTTAACGGGTGCGAGTAAGTCTATAGCTTGGTATTCATTGTAACTGAACATGGCTAAAGACTTGAATTCGCCATTGAAGTACAAGAAAACAATGAGTAATGCGGTAACTGATGATTTAGCCATATCACGAGCTACTTTAATAACAGCAATATTCAGGTCATAATTTACCTCAATTAAATACTTGGTGAACTTTTTATGCCACTTAGCAAATTTTGCTTTTGTTATCCTTGGGAAATAGTAATAAGAGAACTCTTCAAAATTGCCAAGCAAACGTTTAATGCGTTTGTGTTTTTCAGTTTCGTTTTCATTCAATGAATCATCTACTGGAGTAGAAAAACTGTTTGAAAACTCTTGCCATCGTTTGAGAGCTTCCCTGTCTTTTAGCTTGGTTAGTCTCATTATTTAGGCATTTTAGATTGAATGTATTGATCGTAATACTTGTGCAGTATTTGAGCAGCTTCGTAATCGAGCATTTTCAAGAACTTCAAAAAATCCTGCCCCACATCAATTACTTCAGAAAGGCCAAGCTCACCCTCTAATGTTTTTGCAGATTTTGTGAGTTTCATTAATGCGTCAGCTTCTTTAGAAGTTGCAAAGCGTTGCCCTTCTTCACGATCACGGATGAAGGTGTTAATCTCATTGATTTGATCATACAAGAAATTAATCTGTTGATCGCGGCTTAGAAAAGTAGCCGCTTTGTTCGCGTTCCATTTTCCTTTTTTCTTCCACTCCCCAACTGTTTTCTCAGATACACTGAATATGCGGGCTATCTCCTTTTGAGTGACCCCCTCATTCCACATCTTGAAAGCTGCTGACATTCTTTCTGTACTACTATTCATGAAGACAAAAGTGACACCTCTTAAAGAGCTTTAAAATTATTGATCTGAAGTTCAGAATTGAGCATACAGAAGTTGCGTACTGAGAGCACGTAACTTCCGACAACTTTTTTGAAACCGACCGAAACCATTGAATTTTTGAACCCTGATTCAATATCAAAAACAGTTGAACGTGGACAAAAATCAATTTCAAATAAGTAATGCGGCCAAGGGTAAATCAGTAACAATGATCATTACCGGTTACATCTCGCCTTGGAACAAAAATGCAGGAGCTGAGATTCGCAAGAACTTTAAAGAACTTGAGAGTAAATACGATGAAATCAACATTGAACTCATCAACTGTTATGGTGGGAGCATTTGGGAAGGTTGGCCAACCTATAATGTTATTCGCTCATCATCCAAAAAAGTAGCCACACGTGCTGAAGGATTAGTTGCTTCTATGGGGGCAATATTGTTTTTAGCACCGCCCAAAAAAGAAAACAGATTGGTAGCTAAAGGGTCAAGAGTTATGACTCATAGAGCTAGTGGCGGTGCAATGGGTGATGCTGATCACTTAATTGAACAAGCTGAGTTAATGAGGGGCATGGAAGATGAACTCATTGAATCAGTTGCTGAAGCTACTGGCAAAGAAGTAGAAACTGTTAGAGCTGAATGGTTTCAGCGCGGTATAGATAAATACTTCACCCCTCAACAAGCTGTTGATGCAGGTATTGCATCAGAGATCATCAATTCCAAAAAGGTTAAATCCGACCCTCCTGAAGATGTTATGAATAGTGCAGATCAAGTTGCTATTGCCAATTTCTACAATGCACAATTCGAACCACCCAAACAGGATAATCAAAACTCAGATAAGAAGATGGAAAAATTACCTCTTTTCATTGCTGCACTGGCACAAGCTGGCGTTGAACTTGGCAATGAAGCTAACGAGAGTGAAATCTTGAATAAAGTTCAAGAACTCTCAAAAGACTACATCGCTGCTAAAGCTAAAGTTGATGCTTTGGAAAGTGAAAATACAGAGCTTAAAAATGCTGCTGAAGAGCAAACAAAAGCTGCTGTAAAAAGCCTAATTGATAATGCCGTAAAAGACGGTAGAATCAAAGAAGATCAACGTGAAAGCATGACTAACTATGCTAACACTGATCTTGAAGGTGCTACCAAGTTTATCAATGGTTTGTCTCCGATTAAATCATTCACCAAAGACAAGGATGATAAGTCTCCGGAACAAAGAGCTGATGATCCGAACAACCGTGCAAATTGGACTTTAACAGATTGGCGTAAAAATGACCCTAAAGGGTTGGCTGAGATGAGAAGCAAAGAGCCTGATAATTACCAAGAGTTGGTTAAGAATCATTCTAACAAGTAACCGTGCACCACTACGATAAAGGAGACATATTGAGTTTAATTACCGGGGTTATATACGGTTTTCTAGCTATGGTTGAACTCACATCAAAAATTGATGCTATTGGCTTAACCATAGTGACAACAGTTGTGGGGTATGTAACCAAAAAAGGGCTGGATTACCTATGGAATAATCGATTTAAAAAAGTGAAAGATGAAAAAGAAGATTGATCTAATGGCTGTAATGGCCAACTTAATACTGGCTGTATTATTTGCAGTTGGTTTAGCTATGAATTTTGCCGTTCCTGTTTGGTTAACTGTATCGGTTTTAACCGTTATGAGCTTTGCATTACGAACGGAAGCTGGATCGGCATTCGAAGGGTTGCAAAAAGAGATTTGGACTTCTCAGTTGATAGAGAAGCTCCACAGGCCAACAGACTTTTGGACAGATGGAGAAGATTGGTCTAATGATGTTGAGAACGATAAAATCAATTTTGCTATTGAAGGCAGCTCACCGGGTTCAGAAATCAACAGAACAACATATCCAATCCCTGTTGAAGAATTAACAGAGACTCCGGGTCAAGTTGAATTAGATAGTTTCTCTACTAATTCAACAGTTGTAAAAGATGCTGTAGCTGTAGAGTTGTCTTACAACAAAATGGAGTCTGAGCTATTGAGACATCGTAAGAAAATCCGTGAGGATTATGGTGTTCGTGGAATATGGGGTATAACTCCTGATGCTAACACGGTTGATACTCCAATTATAGCTACAACGGGAGCGACAAGAAATGCTTCAGGTTTCACAAGTTTAACAGATAACAATCTGTTGTCATTGGGTGAACTAGCCGATTCATTGGATTGGACTGCTGAAGGCCGTGTATTGAGTTTGACTGATGAGATGTATTGGGATTTGAAAGCTAATTCCGAAATCTTTAAGAAACAACTTGAGTTGTTGGCTGCTGGTAAAATTGGCGCAGAATTAATATCCGTTCATGGATGGGGGATTAAACGTAGACCAAATTATGTAAGAAGCTATGTGTACGACAATTTGGGTACAATAGAGCGTACACCTTTCGGTATCACACCAGTTGCTGGAACTCACTTCCCAGTATCGTTGGCATATCTTGAAAAAGACAGCTTTGTTTATGCTGATGGTACAACCAAAATGTATGATAAAGTTGATGATGTAGACTACCAAGGTACACTTGTCAACTTCAGTCACAGAGGTTTAGTTCGCTTGAAACAACAAGCTAGAATGATGGCCTTATTTAACGACAACATCTAATCAAAATAATCATGTCTAAGATTGTAGAAAAGGTTTTTAAGAGCCACCCAAATGCAAAGAAGGTATTCACTACTTCAGACGGGATGCCTTTCGTGAATGAGCACAATGCCAAGTTGCATTCAAAAACGCTCAAAGATAAAACGGTTAAAACGCACGAGCGACCAAAAGAGGAATCTGAAAAAGTTACAGCAAAAGAGCTGATTGATCAAATTGAAGCTGCTAAAACTGTAGCTGAAATAGATGCTTTAGTTCCTGAAGGCGAAAAACGTTCAACAGTATTAGCCGCAGTTGAAAAGGCTAAAAAAGAATTGGATGAAGGCGGAGGCGATGAATAATCGTTACCGGGTTGATGGTTGAAAAGGGCAGGCGACATGCCCGCCCTTTTTTCATTTAAGCACGATTTAAATAGCATTCAAATGAAAAATTTCAAATTACTAAAAGAGGAGTCAACATACGGTGTGTTAGTATTACTGGCCTTTGTAGCGGTTCATTTCGCTATTGCCAAGTATTTTCCAAATACCCTTGTATTTGACTTAATGAGCGAGTTAGAAGTAGTGGCATTTGCTACGGTGAAAGTTTCACTACTCATAATGCTCACATATTGGATTATGCGTGTGGCATGGCCAAATGCATACAAGTATTTACGTGACGGCATATATGAGAAATATGAGTCCTTTTCTTCAGATTACAAATTGTACTTAACTGTAGGAATTGCAACGCTCATTTTCTTAGCACTTAATTATCAGGCGCACGCCAGTTCACCATGTAAATACTCCAGTGAAAAAGGGTTGAGATCTGCTTTACTTGATTCACTAGATGATCAAGTAGGTATTCGTGAAGCAACAGGAAGAAATGACGGTGATCATGTAAAACGATACTTGAATAGTGTTGGACTTGATGAGGGCCACGCTTGGTGTGTAGCTTATGTGAGTTACAATCTTCAGGAGTTCGAAATTGATAACCCCAACAGTGCTTGGTCTCCTGATTATGCCAAACGAAATGATATGGTTTGGTATAAAGGCAAAGTGATAAAATCAACGCCATTAACTGGAGATGTTTTCACGGTTTATTCCAACTACAAAGGTCGCGTTGTACACGGGGGATTCTACATCAAAAGAGATCGTTCAACGGGCTATTTCGTAACCATCGAGGGCAATACTAATGATGATGGATCAAGTGAAGGTATTGGCGTATTCAGGCGCAGACGAAATCCTCTAAAAATTTATGCAATAACCAATTATATCACTCCTAGTTATGCGAAACATTGTAATACTGATAATGATGTCAGTGGCTCTCTTGGGATGCAAGCAAAGCCGAAAAGTAACAGAGACACATCGCAGCGATTCTACAATTACCAAGTTGACTATGATACCGCGATCGGCAGTTATGACTTTGCCCGGTTCAATAGCTCGGCTACAGTTTGTGGTGAAAACAGACAGTTTAGGTTCTATCAATATGCCCCAACAAACCATTACCAATGGTTCGGCAACTGTAACCGCATCTATTCAAGATGGAGTATTACAAGCCAGCGCGAATTGTGCAGAACAAGAAGCGCGAATCAATTACTTGGAAAAGCAGCTGGAGACATCCCGAAAGGAATCGAATACAACCACACAATCAGAAGTGATTGTGAAAACCAAAGCTCCCAAGTGGGCTTGGTGGCTCCTAGCCATCGATGTAATAGTAATAGTTGTAGGAATACTTCTATTCATTTTCAAACTCAAATAAAACAAACATGGCTGGTAGTGTAGAATTAGAGAAATCAAATGGCAACCTTGGTTCAGTTGGTGAAGCTGAAGATGGGATTGCAGCATTTGTTTTAACTGGAGTTGCTTCAGGTGCAATTGTTCTTGGTGAAGTACTTGGTGCTTTTTACAGTTTAGATGATGTTGAAGCTATCGGTATTGATGAAGCCTATGACACAGCCAATGAAATTTTGGTTTGGCAACAGCTAAAAGAGTTTTATGACTCAGCAGCTGAAGGTACAGAAATGTACTTGATGTTGGTTTCTGAAGCTGTAACCATGACTGAAATGCTGGATGTGAACAATGACTATGCAGCTAAACTATTGGCTAGTCCTGATGTGAATGGCCGAGTTAGGTTATTAGGGGTTGGCCGAGTTCCTGATGCATTGTATGCACCAACCTTGGTGAATGGTTTGGATGATGATATTGCTACAGCTTTGGTGAAGGGCCAAGCTCTAGCTGAGTATAGCTTCTCAAAATATCGACCAATCTCTATTTTCTTGGAGGGTAGAAATTTCACGGGTACAGCTGGAGATTTATTGAACTATCACGATCCTAATAATGGAAGCTACAATCGTTGCCATATTTGGGTTGGAGCTGATAATGATGTTTCAACTGCCAAAGCGTATGCTGCTAAATATGCGAATGTTGGATTCATAGTTGGTTGGATTTCAAACTCTCAAGTACAACGAAGCCCAGGGCGAGTTCGAAGAGGTGCAACTCCAATCATTAATGCTGGATGGAGTGATGGTACAGCTTTCAGCTCTCAAAGTGAAACATCTCGCAATGCCATAGACGGCAAAGGTTACATGTTCTTTTGGAAGCACTTTGGTAAAACAGGGTTCTATGTGAATGACGGCTACGCAGCTGTGCCTTTAACAGATGATTACGCCTATGTAGATCGTGGAAGGCCAATTGATAAAGCAGCTCGTATTGCATACCTGACATATTTGGAAGAAGTACAAGAGGATTTTGATGTTGATGAAAGTGGCAAAATGGCTGCTGGAGTAATCAAGAATCTACAACAATCAATTGAAACGGCTATTGGCCTTCAAATGATTGAAACTCCTGATGTGAAGGAAGTCAGTAGCGTTGAGGGTCTTATTGATCCTGATCAGAATGTTTTGAGTACAAATAACATTGAGGTTGAGCTTGCAATCATTCCTAAAGGCAAAGCGAAAACGATTAAGATTAAACTAGGATTCACCAATCCACAATTAGCATAGATATGATTAACGGACGCGAGTATGCTTGGGAAGATATTACGGTTGTAGTTGAAGGCTATACCATTCCACTTGATGGTGTTATGGATATAAGATACGGTTCAGCGAGAGAATTCAATGAGCTGTACGGAAGAGGAAAAGACCCTCATAAACTGCAACCGGGTAAGAAATCATACAAAGCCACTATTAAAGTTTGGCAAAGTGTGGTTGAAGGTTTACAACGAAGCTTGGAAAACCGATTTGATGACTTAACCGACTTACCTCCAATGATGATATCAATAGCTTACACACCTGAAGATGGTGGTGCAGCTACGGTAGATCAATTATTGGGAGTGCGTTGGTCTGAATTTGAAAAAGGTATGGGTACAGATGATACACATGCTGAGATTGAAATTCCATTGCGATTACCAAAAATTAAATACAACATATAATGGCAACACAAAAAAACCAACCAGTAGGCGGCAGACCTACTCCTGAACTACTTGAAGAATGGAAGAAAAAGTATGGTAGAATTCACCAACTGAAAGTTGGAGAGTTTATCATGATTCTTCGAGAACCCAAAACAGTTGATATTGAACGAGCCTTGGCAGCTGATCCAAAAGGTAAAAAGGTATTCAACTTCAACAGATCAATCATTGAGAATTGCAAGCTGTATGAAGATGCAGGAGCACGTGAAGATGATAAGCGTTTACAAAGATTCTTCAATGCGATCGATCAAATAATCGATATGCAGGAGGCAGACGTAAAGGAGCTATAGAACGGATAAGCGAGGAAGTTCCTCGCTTATCCGATTTTCGGATGATGAAAGCTGTTATCCGATTTCACTTCAAAATGAACATTGACCACTACTCACCAAGAGAACTAATTCCAATCTATGAGGAATTAGTTTGGATTCAAAATCAACAACGCAGAGCTTCAGAAAATGGGTAAGAGAGTTTCGGAATACGTTTTAAAGTTCAAAGAGAATGTACAGTCGCGATTGAAAAAGATTGCTGGTGGTCAGGATCATGTTGCCAAAAAATTTGACAAGATTAATGTTAAGATTAATCGTTTCAAAGCTGGCATTAGAAGCACTATAAACGAGATTCCATTACTCAGAAATGCAGTTAATTTACTTCAAAACCCATTTGCCATCGTTGGAGGGTTGGCGGTTGGTATTGCTCTCGGATTAGGGAGCGCAACTACCGCAGCTGCCAATTTCAATCATGAGTTTCTATCCATTCAAAACCTAAACCTTGATAAGTCAAACAATCAACTCCAGCAGCTGAAAGGCAATATCCTTTCATTGAGCTTGCAAGAAGGCTTTAATGCTGGAGAAACAGTTAAGGCTTTTTATGATGTTCAGTCAGCAACTGGCTTATATGGCAAAGCTGTTGAAGACATCACGCGCAAAGTTGGCCGCTTCAGTATAGCAACTGGAGCTGATATGGGAGCTTCAATAAACTCTACAGTAAAAGCGATGAAAGCTTTTGGAATGGGAGTTAATGAGATTGATGCTTACTTGGCTAGTAATGCTAAAACGGTTCAGGTTGGGATAACCACATTTGATGAACTGGCTCAAGTGCAAACAGAGTATGCTGGTGCAGCTGCGGCTGTTAATCAGAAAGTAGATACTGCCAATAAGGTATTTGCGGCATTTACAGCCATTGCCAAAGACAGTAATACAGCTGCCACCATGACCAAAGCTGCATTTGAGGGATTAACCCAAACCAATACAGTTAAAGGTCTCAAGTCTATTGGTGTCAATATGTTTGATGCCAAGGGGCAAATGCGCGATGTAGATGCCGTTGTAAAAGACTTGGTTCCTCGATTGAAAGGCATGACTGATATGCAGTTCTCAAACCTATTGAATCAAATTGGTGGTTCAGAAGGTTTGCGGAATTTACTTAAACAATTGAAGGTTGCTGGTGATGATGTGATTACAACTTTTGATGCATTTGATAGAAGCTCATTCTCTATTGAGGAAGCTCTTAAAAATGCTAAAGGAGATTATACCACATTGAAGAACTTGGTAAGCAACCAAGTTAATACTGCCATGATCATGCTTGGCCAACAAATATTGCCAATTGTGATTCGAGGTTTTGCAGCTTTCAATTCAATGATGAGTTGGTTCTCATCGAATGCTGGATTGGTCAAAGATATTCTTGTTTCAATTGGTATTGCCTTAGTAGGAATGGGCGCAGCATGGGTAGTTTCAAATGCGGCTATGCTTGCAGCTGGTGCAACGATGTTGTGGGTTAAAGGTAGTACAGCTGTTTTAACAGCTGCTCAATGGTTGTTAAATGCTGCTTTAACTGCTAATCCAATTGGAATTGTTGTTGGTGCATTAGCTGCATTGGGTGCAGCATTCTATTTGGCTTGGCAAAGAAGCGAAAAGTTTAGAGCTATTTTAATGGGTGCTTGGGAAGTTATCAAAGGCTTTGGAGTACTGGTTAAAGATTACATCATAGACCGCATAAAAGGGGTTGTTACAGGCGTTACCGGTCTTGGGAAAACACTGAGGGCATTTTTTAAAGGAGATTGGAAAAACGCATGGGAAACTGGTAAGCAAGCAATGCTTGATTTAACAGGAACTCAAGCCAAAATAAACCTCGCCAAAAATGCTGGTGGACTTGCTGATGATTGGAAAAAAGGCTATCAGAAAGGTTTAGATAGCTATAAGAATGATCAGGCAGTTGATGGAGCTACTGATAAAGCTGCTCAAGGTGCTACAGCTGGAGGTTCAAAAACAATACCGGGGGTTGGTCCTGGTACTTCTGCAACATCTATCAATTCAGTTGCTGGAGGCGGTGGCGGAACTAGACAGCGAAATGTTACTGTTCACATTGGTAAGCTAGTAGAATCTATTGTAATTCAAAGTCAAGGCGCGCAATTGAATATGGATGAGTTGGTGGCTAAAGTTGAAGAGGCTTTAGTTAGAAGTGTGCGCGGATCAGAACAAATGCTTGCAAATGGATAGTTATGGAATTTGAAGTAAAACAACTATACGACAAGCAATTTGGACAAACTGGAAAACGAGCAGATCTGTCCAGAATTGAGAAGTATTTCAATCCAATTGGAATACCACGTTTATATGCAAATCCAGCCAATTATGTTCCACTTGGTAGTCAACTAAACGAACAAGTTGAAGCGGATGAACCAGCACCTGAAGCAACTACAAATCTGTTGGGAGTAACCATTCATCTACCAATAGAAATTGATGGCTACAAACTACCCAACGAGCCATTAGTTACAGTTAGAGCTTCAAAGAAGATTATTGAAACAGAAATTGATTCAAATGATCCTTCTTACCAAGGCACATTCAAAGAGTTGTTTTCTGTTGGTGATTGGGAGGTTACGATTCAAGGTATTGTTTTCAATGAAGACAATTCTGAAGACATCCCTGAAAAAGAAATTCGAAAGCTGAGAAAGCTGTTTTTAGAGCGTAAAAGTTTGCCAGTTAAAAATAGATTACTCGACATATACAAAATTACTCGATTAGCAATTTATGATTTCGAAGCGGATAGTATGGAGGGGCAAATTGATGCTCAAGCATACACCTTGAAGTGTAAGTCAGATATGTTGTGGAATCTTGAAAATATCAAACCAACATCATGAAATGGATGAATAGCCATATTACAGTTGGTAGCTTGGTATTTAATCAGCGTGTTAATTCAGTTAGAATTGAAAGTTCGCGCAAAAAACTTACCGATACAGCAACTATTACTTTGCCAAATTTGGGTAAGATGCTGGAGTCTTCAGTAGCTGTTGGTGATGCTGTTGTGATTAACCTTGGCTATGATGAAGATTTACGCGAAGAGTTTGTTGGCTATGTTGCTTCTATTTCGCCAAAATCTCCATTTGTACTGGTGTGTGAAGATGAAATGTGGCAGCTGAAGCAACAGTCTGTTAAGCCAGTAAGTTGGAAATCTACCACTCTGAAAGAAGTATTAGAGTATTTGTTACCTGATGCAACCATTGATGTTCCTAATGTAACATTAGCTCCTTATAGAATAGCTGGAAAAGAAACAAGTGTAGCTCGTGTCCTAAAGGATATAAAATCAGCATTTGGTTTAGATATTTACTTCAGAGGCAAACAGCTTTTTGTAGGCTTGGCATTAACTGAAGATGTTGGTGAGGTTGTATACCATTTTCAAAAGAATCTCCCATTCAATCAAGATGAATTGGAGTATGTGAATTCAGATTCAATTAGAATCAAGATTGAAGCCGAAAGCATCCATCACAATAACAAAAAAATCAAAGTTGAAGTTGGTGATCCGGATGGAGAAAAGCACTCACTTCACTATTACAATATCTCTGAATCAGAACTTAGAAAATTAGCTGAAGAAAAAATCAGACTACTGAAGTATGATGGTTACAGAGGGAGCTTCAAAGCCAAAGGTCAGCCCCTTCCTTTTCATGGAATGGTTGCACACCTCATAGATGAAAAACATCCTGAACGAAACGGTAAATACTTCATTGATGAAGTGGTTACTGAATATGGATCGAATGGTTTCAACAGAACAATTAAACCGGGTTATCAAGCATGAGTTTAGGAGATGAAATTTATGAGCAATTTAAAAAAATGCTGCCTATTGAAATGATGGTGGCTACAGTGCAAGAAGTTGATGAATCAAACTTCACTTGCACCATTGCTGAAGATGGTGAAGAAGATGCTCCTTACTATGATGTGCGCTTAAAGCCAATCATTGAGTCAGGTGATAATGGGGTTATTCCAGTCCCTAAAATTGGCAGCTGGGTAATAGCTGCCAAATTGGGTGAAGACAGAAGATCAATTGCGGTAATTGTGCCCGGTGAAATTGATAAACATATCATCAAAACAGATGATGTCTATGTTGAGGTTAGTGATACAGTGAAATTGAATGGGGATTCATTTGGAGGTGTAGTTAAATGGCCTGATGCCGTTCAGCAATTAAATATCCTAACAGCCCGTGTAGATGCCTTGTACAATGCTTTGCAAAACTCGTCTACAGCTGCTCAAGATGGTGGAGCTACTTATAAGGAAGCTATTGTAACAATACTAAGTGCAGTTACTCAAAAAGAGAGCTTCAGTAATCTAGAAAATACCAAAGTAAAACATGGCTGAGTACGGAATAATGTTGGATGATGATGGAGACTTGGATATTGGCACAAATGGCCTTCGCATTGGGATTGATTTAAACCAAAGACAAGCGACCATATTAAAGGCTCGTAAAGGTGATTTTAAGCACAATCCTGAAGTGGGAGTTGACATTTTGAGTTGGTTACATGAAGATGATGTATCGGGACTTAGAGGCGAAATAACTGAAGCCTATGAAGATGATGGCCTTGAGGTTCAGGAAATTAAAATGAAGTCATTTGATGACATGAAAATATACGCTGATTATGCTGGTTAGACATAACATCCAAGTAGGCGAAACACTTGAAGATATTTCAATGCTGAAATATGGAAGTGTTGATGGTGTCTCTAAAATTTTAGAGGACAATCCAAACTTGAGTTGGGACTCAGAATTGATTGGCGGTGAAGTTCTGTTGATTGAAAAAGACTATTTCACCAATAAAGAGATGGCCGCATATTTAGACGAAGTTGGAGCTGCGCCAGCATCAGCTGTAACAGAATCAGTTGAAGTTGAACCAGCTGGAGATTTTAATAACGATTTTAATAACGATTTCTCATGAGTATACTAACAGATAATCAGTTACTGGCCAAGATCAATAACTTCATTACAACCAACGGTAATAATGAAATTGAAGGTGCTCAGTTGAATGAGTTACTTCAGGATTTTAAGGATTCGAAGTCTCATGTGAGTCATACTCATACAGCGGCTCAAGTTGGCCTTGGTAATGCTGATAATACCTCTGATGCTGAAAAGCCAGTATCAACGGCTCAACAGGCGGCATTGGATACCAAAATAGACAAGTTCACGGCTTCAGATATTGATCACAATGCAGCTGGAGTCTTAACTATTGATCTTGATGATTCTGAGTTTGTGAGAGTGTCTGTTGAAGCGGATATCACTCAACTAATTATTTCAAAAGGAATGATTGGAATGGCCTACCGCCTTAAGCTAACTCAAGCAAACGGAGGCGGTCATACATTGACTTTAGCCCCAGCTTATCCACCAACAGGAACAAACGTAACAGCTGGTGAAAAGTACATATACACGCATATTGATAATGATGGATTCATTGTTCGAACTCGAGTTTATCAAGTTGTAGATGATTACCAAACTGTAGACATTGATAGCGACATTGCCAACGGTGATTTGAAAGCGGTCTATTACCTTCCTGATGGAGTTACTCCATTGCTTTCTATTGAAGATGAACAAGTGGATATGCTAGCTATTACGATAACTGATACAGGAGAATACCAAATAAACCTTGAAAGCTCAAACATGTAATGAAAGTACCAGCTCCTATACATGCAATTGGTGAGTGGTTCACGAGGTTTTGGCACACTCCCGGTATTGATGGGCGAATTGAAAGCTCCATTGGTGACAGATCAGGTGAACCGCATCCGGGTGATTGCCTAGAAGGTGATGATGTAGCCGAGATTGATTGCTCTGCGGTTACTGGTGTTTTGACTGCCAAGGTGTGGTGGTTGAAAGATAATGGCGTAGTGCATGGCGACTCCCTCACTTATCAAGAAATTGACACGATTATCCAAAATGTGAAAGTTGGAAGAAACTTTGCTGATGTGACAACAGCACCAATTGATCTAGTTACTGAAGTTGACAATACCAATAAGAAGATCATTCTTTCAAGTGATAAGAAGTATTACGGATTACACATCTATGAGGATGGAGAACTATTCTGTTTTCTATCTGGAGAAGATCAGGCAGGGGCTGCATTGCGTGGTTTTGGATTGAGTTTTCCAATTGCTGCTCAGACAATCATGTTTACAACCGATGAAGATGTGCCTTACAATATTTTCAATGAGCTTGGGGGAAGTTACCAAGGGGCAGAATGCGTACCAATCAACCTACTACATCTCACTCAAGATTCATTGGGGAACACCCTAGACTATAAAGGAAAACTTCGATTACCTATACAACTCAAAAAAGCATGGTGCTTATTGGGTGATGGAACTTGGAGTTTGCAAACTACTCATGAGCCGATAACCGTAACCGTTCATGGAGTTGATGTGACCGCAGATGTTACCATTACAGACAATGGTGATGGAACTTGGGATACGCTATTCCCTGATGAGTTGGAAGTATTCAACTTATACATAGATGATGTTTGTTACCCCGTTTCCAACGGTTCTGGAAATGAGGTAGGTGGCTATGATTCAACTGGTACAAGTTCCATAGCTACCATTGTAGCTGGTACATACACGCCAGTATCAATTTGGCAACGCCAAGATCAATGGTTTTGGAATTTCGCAAAGGGGTTTGATAATGCAACAGCAATTGATTTTACCCAATTAGCTATTGATGCATTAACAGGAGTTGTAGATGAAAACAACCCTATTGAAATGAGTACCAGTAATAGTAACACGGTCTCTGGACATTTGTATTTACACACGGTATTTACGGGTACAGGACGTCATCGCATTTATTTATACGCTGACCCAACTGATGATTCGTTTTATCAAAGTACAGTTAATTCCAGTAAAGTAGCTGGCGTTTATTATGATACAACTAACGGTTATTACCTTTACTGCCACAATAATATTTCTGTAAATGGTACATCGTATATAAAAATAGATTTCATTTCGATATTCAACGGTGCATTTGAATTTAGATTGAAGTCAAACGGAGTAATTTCTATTCTAGTTGAAGATAATTCGTATATATCTTTAGAGGATTACATAGTAGATAACGTTTTCGGAAATTTGTCGGTAGACCCCAATTCAAAAATAACAGCCACAGGAAATGACATACCGTACACGCAGGGAATATACGATTGGCTTACTGATTCTGCTGCTGCACAAGCGGAAAAAGATGAATTCAATGCCTTATTTACGTTAACGACTTCTTTAGATTTTGTCACGGAATTTTTTCCTAACATAAATTCATTAGGAATTCTCAAAAATAATGTAGGTTTCACTTCCCGATTTGAGGTGAATGCTCTTAGTTATACTATTTATCAGCAATCTTCATTTACGGTGCAATCGACAGATTCTTCCGAAGCCGATCGAAAATCTGCTATTCTAGGTTTACCACTAACAACTATAGATAATATATATATCAGAGCATCAGATTATAGTCTAGGAGAAGATCAATGGCTAGAATACTATTTCGGTTATATAGAGGACACTGTTAAGAAGCTAGTTAATAGTTCCAATCCGGAGAATATAGGGGTGCAAGCTTCAAGGGAATTCCATACCCAAAACGAAGCCGTAATCACAGTTCCAGAATGCCCTCAAATGCGCGCGGCAGGATTTGATCCAACAGTTGAGTATACAGTTGCAGACCTACAAACTATCAATAACAACAAGATATTCATTGGTCAAGCCAATGGTCGAGCTCGTAAGCTTGTGACCTATGGGAAAACTAATACTGAGATAATTACGAAAGCAGAAAAATACGTGAAGTCATGAGTTTAACTACTATCAAATTCCCAACAGAGTTAATTGAAGAAGCATCAATCAATGGTGAAGCTAATTTATTGTTTGACTTTCTTCAAGCCATAGCAGCACAACGCTCACAAGTAACGTGGTGCGATGTAGCTGATTCCAATTACCAATGCTTGATTGTAACAGAGGCCACAATTAGAGGAGTGTGTGAACGCAAAGGATTCACGTATTGGGATGAAATGTGGAAGCTAGCAGAGATGGCCACAGCTGCCAATTGCTCACTTGAAAATGTGTTCTTGGCCTTTCGTGCTTCAACTGATATTCTTACGGAAAATGTGCCTCTAGGATTACCAGGAGCAACATACATTAATGAGAATGAAGAAACGGTCAATAGAACGTTTGCTAACTGGTTTCAAAATACTACTCCATCCCAAGGTATCAAAGACTTAGGAGACGGTACAGCCTTGTTTCTGACATCGGCTTTAGGTGATCGTTTGAACGCAACTCAAATGATGATCCTGAAGGCTTTCGCTGATGATAATCCATCTTTTAATATCACGTGGTTGAATACACCTGATTATGCAACCTTAAAAGCATCATAAAATGGCTAGAACTACTGAAGAAATATACAACAGCATTGTAACAGAGATTACAAGCTATACAGTGTTGGCTGGTTTAATCTCTGTGCCTGATGACTTTCAAACTTTCACAGATGAAGTTACAAGCAACTCAAAAGTTGGTGTGGCTAGACACATCATTTATGGCGTGTCATATGCAATTCACACCATTGAGGTGATGTATGACAAATTGAAAGCTGAAATTGAAGCTTTGGGTGCGGCCATGATTCCGCAAACCGATCGTTGGATGGTTTATCAAACAAAGGCATTCCAGTACGGTGATGCATTGGTGTGGGATGGCACAAAGTATACATATGCGGCCATCACAACAGCGAATCAAATCGTAGCACAATGTGCTGTTATCACTGTTGAAGGAAAGGTGCTCATTAAAGTCGCTAAAGACGCTGGTGGATCATTGAGTCCATTAACAGTTGGTGAGCGTGATGCTTTAACCGCGTATTGGAATTTGATTCGTGCTGCTGGTACGAACTTTCAAGTGATCTCTGAAGTAGCTGATGATTTAGCTGTGAACATCGATGTGGTTTATGATCCATTGGTGATGAACTCAGATGGTACTTTGCGCTCTGATGGAACAACCAAACCAGTTGATGAGGCTATTACAAGCTATTTGCAAGGTCTGTCATTTAACGGTCGCTTTTGGACAGACAAACTAGTAGATGCAATTCAAGCAGCTGAAGGAGTAACCAGTGTAGATGTGAATGACATTCAAGCCAAATATGGGCTTTTGAGTTACACGCTGGTTGATGTGTATTACGATTCATTTGCTGGTCACATGGCTATTGATTCGGGCAGTTCAACAATTAATTATTTATCCGTTTAAGCATGTTTAACTGGAATTTAAATACCATTCTAACAAGGTACTTGTACCGAGATTGGAGAAAGCCAAAGTTCATAGCTTATCTTCAGTCGATAGGTTCACCATTGAGCAACTTATTTCAAAGGTTTAGCGCCTTCAGAAACTTATGGAATCACAAGCTCAAGTTCACTGATCAAATCATTTACTTGGAGCACTATTTGAATGGAGAATACTCATTGCTCTATGATATAGCAACGCGATATAATGACATAGCAGTTGGTTCAATCATTTGGATTGAAAACGCTGAGTTCATTCAGGCGAATACAGTATATAATTTAGATGAAAATAAGGTTGGAATAACAGTTTACAATACCTCAGAAAATACTGTTGGAAATGTCACCTACAATACTTCTGATTATGCTGTATCAGAGCACTTCATTGTGTGGGTACCTCAATACATTACATTTTCAGAAAATCACATGAGAGCTAAAATTGCTTTCTATCTGAAAGCAGGAAAACAATATTCAATTCAAACTTACTAGAGATGAAACAAATTAAGAATGATCAATTTGGTGGATGGGACTTTAAGTGGGATGACTTACGATGGATGCAAACAGCGTATATTGAAGCTTTAGCAGGGTTAGGCTCATCAGTAGGTAATTGCATTTTGTCAGGGTGTGAACTCCAAAACAACAACGCTAATAATACTGATGGATTTATCTTTTATGATGGCGAGATATATCAAGTTTCAGGCGCTTCAATAGCAACTGAAGGCACGCCAAATACTCCAACTGTCTATTTCAAGGTTGTAGAAGATTATGATGTTTCAGGAAACAGAACCACAAATTTAGCAACAGTAATTGATACATACTTGGTTCGAAAAGCTAAAATTGTTGTTGCTGAAACTGGTCAATCGGGGTCAAACTATATTACATATGTAAGCCTCAAAACATATAACTCACTTCTAGCTACTCAGCTTCAACCTGAAGTTTTAAATCTACAAAACAAAATTCATGGTTTTACTGGTCAAAACGCCTCATTGGTTCAAAATAATTGGGATTTAAGCGAGCTATATGTCACTAGAAGCTATGAAGGATTTGTAACCATTAGCGGAGTGGTTGATGGTACAAATGCTAGCGGAACTTTGGTGGCAAAGTTACCAGCTCATTATAGACCAATAACGAATATTATTGATACAATACGTGTTAATCAAGCTACATCTGGAGTTGAGCAAATAACCATTAATACCAATGGAGATATCACCATTCCGATCTTGGGTATATACTATGTTACTTTGACTTACTATGCTGGTTAG